AGCCAATCATCGGGGACGACGGGATGCCGATTCTCGACAAATTCGGGCAGCCGTTTATCATTCATCAGCGACCGCCGACGGTGACGGGGCTGGCGCTCGCGCTTGGATTTACAAGCCGTCAAGCGCTGCTGAACTATCAGGCGAAGAAAGAGTTCGTTGACACGGTTACGCGCGCGAAGTCCCACATCGAGGCTTACGCAGAGGAACGCCTCTTCGACCGAGACGGTCAGCGTGGCGCGGAATTCAGCCTGAGATACAACTTCCGCTGGGTAAATGACGAGAAAAAGGACGACGGCGGAGAGAGCGTGTGCGGGGTGGCAGAGCTGCCCGCGGTAATGCCTGTTCCGCAGGACGCGGGAGGTGATGCAAATGGCGAAGCGTAGCGTGGTATGGAAGCCGCAGCCCAAGCAGGCACTCTTTATGAGCCGATGGGAGGATGAGGCTCTATACGGCGGCGCAGCCGGTTAGGCGGGGGGAAATCCGATGCGTTGGTCATCGAGGCATTGCGGCAGGTGGATATCCCGTATTACAAGGCGATCATTCTGAGAAAGACCTTCCCGCAGCTTGCCGAGCTCATTGACAAGACGCTGAACTACTACCCGCGTATTTATCCGGGCGCGCGCTACAACGGCAGCAGCCACACGTGGACATTTCCGAGCGGGGCGAAAATACTCTTCGGCTCGATGCAGTACGCAAAGGACAAAATCAAGTATCAAGGCCAAGCGTATGACTTTATTGCATTCGACGAGCTGACCCACTTTACGTGGGAGGAATACAGCTACCTCTTTTCCCGCAACCGACCGAACGGGCCGGGGACGCGTGTATACATCCGCAGCACGGCGAACCCCGGCGGCGTGGGGCACGGATGGGTCAAGGAACGTTTCATCACGGCAGCGCCGCCGATGAGGACCATCCGCGAGGATGCGGTCGTGCGCTTTCCGGATGGGCACGAAGAACATCGGCAGAAGAGCCGAATCTTCGTGCCGAGCACGGTATTCGACAATAAGATACTGCTCAAAAACGACGACAGCTATTTGACGCGCCTTGCGTCAATGCCGGAGGCAGAAAAGAACGCACTGCTCTACGGCGATTGGGATACGTTCTCCGGGCAGGTGTTTACCGAGTGGCGCAATGACAGCGAACACTACCGCGACCGCATCAATACGCACGTCATCGCGCCGTTTCATGTGCCGAAGGAGTGGCCGATCTGGTGCGCAATGGACTGGGGCTATTCAAGGCCGTTTGCCATCGGCTGGTTTGCGGTCGACCAAGACAGGAGGCTCTACCACATCCGGGAATATTACGGCTGCACGGGCACGCCGAACGAGGGCGTGAAGATGGAGCCGACGGCGGTTGCCCGCGAGATGAAGCGCATTGAGGCAGAAGACCCAAATCTCAAGGGGAGGAGCATCTTCCGTGTGGGCGATCCCGCCATTTGGGGTACGCAGGGCACGGAGAGCATCGGCGCTCTCTTTGAGCGCGAGCGTGTCTACTTTGAGAAGGGGGATAACGCCCGCATCGACGGTAAGATGCAGCTGCACAACCGATTCGCGTTCGATGAGAACGGCGTTCCGATGCTGTATATCTTCGATACGTGCAAAAATTTCATTCGCACGGTGCCAAACCTCGTTTACGACGAAAAGGACGTTGAGGACGTGAACACCGAGCAGGAGGATCATATCTACGACATGACACGCTATGTGTGCATGGAGAATCCCATTGCGGCACGGGTAAATAAGCCGCCGAAGCTGGTCTCGTACGACCCGCTGGACATCAATACGCCGAGCTACGACAGATACGCGTGGTTCCAACACAACTGACAGGAGGGGAAGACATGGCAGGGACGAGAAAATTCCCGCAGACGCAGCAGCAGGCCGACGCGGCTGGCGCTGCTGCGATGTTGGATGCAAAGGCAGAAGCGCCGCTTGTAGGCGCATTCCGCGACAGCGACGCGGCGATGAGCAGCGGCGTAGCCATCGGCAGCAAGGATATCGGTGACGCCGTAGAAACGCTGCAAAAGTACAAGCAGGGCAAGAGCAACTTCGAGAATCGCATTATCAGCGAGGAGCGCTGGTGGAAGCTGCGGCATTGGGAGGATATCCGACGCGGGGCGAAAGATGCGGGGGAATCGCCCGAGCCTGCGAGTGCATGGTTGTTTAACTCGATCATGAATAAGCACGCCGACGCGATGGACAATTACCCCGAGCCCGTATGCCTGCCTCGCGAACAGAGCGACGAGGAAAGCGCGCAGACGCTCTCGTCCGTGCTGCCGGTCATCATGGAATACAACGAATTTGACAGCACATACAGCTTCGAGTGGTGGGAAAAGCTCAAACACGGTGTGGCAATCTACGGCGTGTTCTGGGACAAGGAGAAAGACAATGGGCTCGGCGACATCGCTATCGAGGGTATTGACCCGCTGAATATCTTCTGGGAGCCGGGTGTTGAGGACATCCAGAAGAGCCGCAACGTGTTTACGGTGGCGCTCGTCGACCGCGACATCATCGAGGACGAATACCCGCAGTTTGCGGATAAGCTCAGCGGCAGCAGCATTGAAACGGCGAAATACGAGTACGACGACACGGTGGACACGAGCAACAAGGTCGCCGTGATCGACTGGTATTACCGCAAGAGGACCGCAGACGGGCGAACGGTGCTGCACTACGCGAAGTTCATCGACGAGGAGCATATCATCTACGCCAGCGAAAATGACCCAGAATATGCGGAGGGCGGCTTCTACGAAGACGGCGAATATCCGTTCGTGTTTGACGTGCTGTTCCCAGAAAAGGGCACACCTGCGGGATTCGGATATACGGCCATTGCAAAGGACCCGCAGCTCTACATCGACAAGCTGTGGGGCAACATCCTCGAAACTTCAATGATGGGCAGCAAGCGCCGGTACTTTGCGAGTGAAAGCCTGAACATCAACGAAGAAGAGTTCCTTGACTGGCGCAAGCCGATCATCCACGTGTCCGGCCAGATCGACGAGAGCAGGCTCCGCGAAGTAACGACGCGCCCGCTCGATTCCATCTACGCGAATATCGTGCAGATGAAGATCGACGAGATGAAGGAAACGAGCGCAAACCGCGACGTTTCCAACGGCGGCACGTCCTCCGGCGCGACAGCTGCTGCGGCGATCAGCGCATTGCAGGAAGCGGGCAACAAGGCGAGCCGCGATATGATTTCGGCGTGCTACCGCGCGCAGGCGAAGATCGTGAAGCTGTGCATCGAGCGCATGCGGCAGTTCTACGACGCAGCGCGTACTTTCCGCATCACGAATGAAATGCCCTACGAGTATGCGCAGATCGGCGTGAACGAGCTCGGCGATCAGGTGACTGGTGTGGATAGCCTCGGCAATGACCTGTTCCGCAGGCCGGTCTTTGACATCAAGATCAAGGCGCAGAAGAAGAATCCCTTCTCCCGTGCGGAACAGAACGAGCGGGCAAAAGAGCTGTATTCGCTGGGATTCTTCTCCCCAGACAGGGCACAGGAAAGCATGATTGCGCTCGACATGATGGACTTCGAAGGAATCGACAAGATCAAGAGCCAGGTCAACGAGGGCGCGACGCTCTACAACGTCGTGCAGCAGCAGAGCGATCAGCTGCAAAAGGCGCTCGCGGTTATCCAGCAGCTTACGGGACAGGACATGGGCATCGGAACGGCGGGCGGCACGCAGAGTGGCGGCTCGACACGTAAGAGCGGCAGCGGTGGAATTGAGAGCAAGAACGCTGACGCACAGAGCGCACAGACGCCGTACATGCAGAAGCTTGCCGAACAGTCTAAGCCGAACATGGACACGGGAAGCAGCGCGGCAATGCCGGGGGTGTAAGTGCATGACGATGGTTCACATCGAGCACGAAATTGGTCGATACATGATCCTGTGCGAAGGACATTCGGCGGACGAGAAATGCTGCAATTACATCACGGGTGTGATGTATGCCTTCGGCGGCTATGTGAAGAACATGGAAGCTGAGGGAGAGTGCGAGGTCTATGGCTTCGAGATAGACGATGGTGCGCCGCGCTTCCTCATCCACTGCGGCGGCGACGAGCGCATCGAGGCGGCATTCATCGCCGCGTGCATCGGGCTCAAGCAGCTGGAAGACCCGAGGCCGGACGCGATCTGCGTGCACGTCAAAGAGAATTAAAAAATTTTTCTCGCCCGTGGTGAGACGGAGGAAGCCGCATGTTACGCTTTAGGCGTGCGAGTGGCTTCCTCCTATTCATACGCCCGCGAGGGAGGGGCGGCGTTTTTCTTCATCTTTTCGCCGCTCTCCCCTCCCCTGCGGATGATGGGAAGCGCTGCACGGCCTACACGGAGGGCCGAATATCCGCGATTTGACAAGCAGGAGGGATACCATGAACCTCAAAACTACGCTTCGCGTGATCCTGAGTCTCTTTGATGGCGGCGCTGCCGCTGCGGGGGCCGCTGCCGGTGCATCGGGCGGCGCTGAGGGAGGCGCGAGCGCACAGGGCGAGACCACGAATGCAAGCTCTTCTCCCACCCGGAAGGGCAAAACGGGCGAATACGCCAACGTCGTGTTCGGCAAGCAGGAGACACCTGACGATACGGGGACCTCTTCTGGCGAGCCGAAGGGCGAGGGCGCGAAGATGCAGCAGCACGACGCCGGGGCTGCGGAAAAAGGCAGGGAAGACCTGAAAAAGGAGTTCCTTGACCTCGTAAACGGCAAATACAAGGACGTCTATACCGCGGAGACGCAGCGCATCATCAACCGCAGATTCGGCGAAGAGAAGGCCAAAGACCAGAAGATCGCAGATTCGCAGCCCATTATCGACACACTGATGCGCCATTATGGCGTGTCGGACGGCGATATGAGTAAGCTGCGTGCGGCTTTTGAGGGCGATGCGGCGCTCAACAGCGTGCTCTACAATGCGGAAGCGGAGAGCATGGGCATGAGCGTGGAACAGTACCGCGAGTATGCGCGGATGCAGCAGGAAAACGAAGCGCTCAAACGCCAGGAAGAAGACAGGCAGCGCCAGCAGAAAGCCGACGAGACTTATAACGACTGGATCCGTCAGGCGAGCGAGCTGGTCGGCACGGCGGACGCACCGGGCGAGTACCCTGACTTCGACCTCAAGCGCGAAGTCGCGGAGAATCCGCGTTTCATTGCGATGCTGCGTGCTGGCGTTCCTGTAAAAGACGCTTACGAGGTATCCCATTTAGGCGACATTCAGGCTCGTAGCGCGGCGAAAGCTGCGGCGGAGATGGAAAAGCGCGTGATGGACAATGTCCGCGCGAAAGGAATGCGCCCGAACGAGAATGGAACCACTTCCCAGCCGGGGGTCATTGTCAAGAGTGACCCGAGCAAATTCACGAAGGCCGACCGCGCAGAGATCGCAAGGCGCGTTCGGCGCGGCGAGCGCATCGTATTCTGATGCCCGCCTAATTTACCGACTGTAAGAAGGGAGACAAAACTCTATGAAGAAGTTCAAAGACATTTTCATTCTGCCCGTTATTCTGAGCCTGTTTGAGGGCCAGACGAACGTGACGACCGATGCCGGTCTCTCGGGCGAGATGAAGACCTACTACTGCGACACCCTGATCGACAACGCCGAACCCGAGCTGGTGCATGACCGCTTCGCGCAGAAGCGCAACATCCCCAAGGGCAAGGGCAAGGAAATCGAGTTCCGTAAGTATGATCCGCTGCCCAAGGCCTTGACGCCCATCACCGAAGGCGTGACGCCCAAGGGACGTAAGCTGTCCATGACCACGCTGACCGCGCAGGTCGACCAGTACGGCGATTTCGTCGAGATTTCCGATATCCTCGACCTGACCGCCATCGACAACAACCTGCAGGAAGCGACGGTGCTGCTCGGCTCTCAGGCGGGCCGCACGCTCGACACCATCACCCGCGAGGTCATCAACGGCGGCTCCAACGTCCAGTACGGCGAAGGTCAGGTGACGGGCCGTCATCTGCTCGTTGGCGGCGAGGCCGCGGGCAACCACTATTTCACGGTGCGCGCCGTCCGCAAGGCGGTTCGCTTCCTGAAAACCATGAACGCCCCGCGCTATGAGGGTTCTTACTGGGCCATCATTCACCCTGACTGTTCCTACGACATTCAGGATGACCCTGATTGGAAGCGCCCGCACGAGTACAAGGACACCAGCAACATCTACGACGACGAGATCGGCAAGATCGCGGGCGTCCGCTTTATCGAGACGACCGAAGCGAAGGTGTTCCACGCGGATGACCTGACTGAGGGCGCACGCGACCTGACCGTCAAGAGCGCATCCAGCAAGGTCTTGACCGTAAACGAGGCCATCACTACTGCTGACGCCGCAAAGTTGGCTGGCCGTGAGGTCGTCATCGGTGGTGCACTTCTTGAGATCGAGAGTGCCACGGCCGCGGGTGCTGGCAGCGCGACGATCACGTTGAAAGAAGCGCCTGCTGCCACCCCGACGGCGTCGACCACCATCTATCCGGGCGAAGCCGGTGCGAAGGGCCGCAACGTCTACTCCACCCTCATCATGGGCGCGGAGGCTTACGGTACGACCGAGCTGACCGGTGGTGGCCTTGAGCACATCGTCAAGCCGCTCGGCTCTGCCGGTACGGCTGACCCGCTGAACCAGCGTGCAACCGTCGGCTGGAAGGCGACCAAGGTCGCCGAACGTCTGGTTGAGGCGTATATGATTCGCGTGGAGACCACTTCTACGTTTGACGAGACCCCGCTGACCTAACCACCAAGGGGGCGGCTGTGAACGCCGCCCCCGCCACTGAAACGGAGGAAAGACCGATGAGCGAAGCAAAGAACGCCGTTGCGGCTGTGAACGCCGCCCCCGCGGGCGAGGAGTACGTCAGCGTCCGCCTGTTCAAGGACAGCGGCAAGTACAAGGATGACCTGCTGGTGTGCGTGAACGGCGAAAGCTGCCTGATTCAGCGCGGCGTGACCGTACAGGTCAAGAGAAAGTTCCTGTGGGCCATCCAGAACCAGATGAGACAGGATGCCTCGACCGCAAATCTCATCCAGACGATGAGCAGCGACTACGTTGAGAGCGCGAAGGCCCACAACGCGTAAGTGAATACGACCGCGAGACACGAAAAATGAGTTGCGACACGGCGCAGCAAGGGACGAAAAAGTCGCTCTTGCTGCGCCGTTTTCCATAAGAGAGGTGACAACATGGTTATTGAAAATGCTTACGCGCTCGAAGAGATCAAGCTCGGGCGCAGGGGCGAGAATCAGGCGCGCAAGGTCGTCTTTGACGTGCTGGGAAAGTGGCGCGAGGGCTATGGCGAGGGCGTGGCGAGCCTGATTGTGCAGCGAAACGGCGATGCGCAGCCGTATCCCGTGACGGTGACAGAAGAAGACGGCGCGCTCGTGTGGCTGGTATCGAGTGTTGATACGGCGGTGGCCGGTGAGGGCGCGGCAGAGCTGCGCTATACCGTTGGCGATACCATTGTGAAGAGCCAGATATATAAAACACGCGTGCGCGAAACGCTGGAAAACAGCGGAGAGGCACCGCCTCCGGCCTATCAAAGCTGGGTCGATGAAGTTTTGCGGGCGGCGGCGGATGCGGAGACGGCGGTTTCCAAGATGCCATACGTCGACGAGACCACGGGCAACTGGTTCAAGTGGGACGCCGCGGCGGGCGCTTTTGCCGACACGGGCGTTGCCGCGACCGGGCCGCAGGGCGAGGTCGGCCCCAAGGGCGACACCGGCGCACAGGGACCAAAGGGCGACACAGGCTCGACCGGCCCCAAGGGCGACACGGGCGCAACCGGCGCACAGGGTCCAAAAGGCGAGACCGGCGCAACCGGCGCGACCGGTCCGCAGGGCCCCAAAGGTGAAACCGGCGCGCGCGGCCCGCAGGGAGAGCAGGGCATTCAAGGCGAGATTGGCCCCGCTGGCCCGCAGGGCACAAAGGGCGACAAGGGCGATGCCTTTACCTATTCCGACTTCACGGCGGCACAGCTTGCCGCGCTGAAAGGCGACAAGGGCGATACCGGCCCCCAAGGAGAGAAAGGTGACATCGGCGCGACCGGACCGACCGGCCCCGAAGGTCCGCGCGGCCCGAAGGGCGAACAAGGCCAGCAGGGGCAGACCGGCCCGCAAGGAGAGACGGGGCCAGCAGGCCCCAAAGGGGACACCGGCAAAGGCTTCAAGGTGCTGGGCTATTACGGCACGAAGGCTGCGCTGGACGCCGCGCAGAAAGCGACCGCAGCGGCGGGCGATGCCTACGGCGTGGGCACGGCGGAGCCCTACGACATCTACATTTTCGACGGTATTACCGGCGAGTTCATCAACAACGGCCCCTTGCAGGGCGCGAAAGGTGACACGGGGCCCGAGGGTCCGCAGGGCCCGAAAGGCGATCCCGGCGAGACTGGTCCTCAAGGCCCTGCCGGGGCGGATGGAGCCCCCGGCAAGGACGGCGCAAAGGGCGCGGACGGCCTGCCTGGGAAAGACGGCGCAGACGGTGCGCCGGGTAAGGACGGGACAAACGGACGTGACGGCGTGACGTTCACGCCGAGCATGAGCGACGACGGCGACCTGTCGTGGACGAACGACGGCGGCAAGGCGAATCCGCAGACCGTGAACCTCAAGGGCCCGAAGGGCGACACGGGCGCACGGGGGCCTGCCGGCACTGACGGCGCGAAGGGAGATACCGGACCAGAGGGGCCAAGGGGTCCGCAGGGTGAACAGGGCCCGCAGGGCAAGACTGGTCCGCAAGGTGAAACCGGCCCGCAAGGCCTGACGGGCCCGCAGGGCCCTGCCGGTGCGGACGGCGCGAAAGGTGCGACCTTTACCCCTGCTGTGTCCGCGGCGGGAGACCTGAGTTGGACGAACGACGGCGGGCTTGCGAATCCCGCGACGGTCAACATCAAAGGCCCCAAGGGAGACCAGGGCGAGCGGGGCGAGAAAGGCGATACCGGTGCGACCGGCCCGCAGGGCCCCGCAGGCCCCGTGAACGTGCCCTCCACCACCTCTCTCATCAAGGGCAACGGCTCGGGCGGGCTGGTGGCGGCAACGCGCGGCAGCGACTATATCGCAAGCGGCAACATCACCAAGCAGACGCTGGTTGCATCGGAGACCACGCCCACCGAGAACTACGCTATCAACTGGTACTTTCAATAAGGAGGCGCTGAGATGGCAAGTGCAAAACTCGGCACCAAAGCCGTCGGCAGTATCGTCAAACTGAACGTCAACGGTGCAGCGAAAGAGTTTATCGTCGTCCATCAGGGCAAACCGAGTTCTCTGTACGACGAATCCTGCGACGGCACTTGGTTGCTGATGAAGGACATCTTCGAGGCCACACGATGGCACAGCTCGGATGTGAACAATCTGGAGAACAGCACCATCCACAGCATACTGAACAGCACGCTCTTGAACGCGTTTGAGAGCAACATCAGGGACGCAATCAAGCAGGTGAAGATTCCGTATCGCAAGAACGGCGGTTCCAGTGGCTCGGATCAGAGTGGTGCTAACGGCTTGCTCTGCAAGATTTTCCTGCTGTCCGGCTACGAGATTGGCTTCACGACCAGCGATAACCCCTACTTCCCGCAAGATGGTGCGAAGCTGTCCTACTTTGAATCTGGAACCGACACGTCCGCCAACAACAAGCGTATTGCGAAACTGAACGGCTCGGCCGACTACTGGGGGCTCCGTTCACCGTTCACCTACAGCACCAGCTTGGTGTGGCTCGTCAACTACGACGGCGTCGGCGAGACCAGCAAAGCATCCAACTCAACTGGCATCCGCCCCGCGCTCATTCTTCCGCCCGACATGGAAGTCGACAGCTCCGGCAATGTCACGCCACCCCCTCCCGCTACACACAAGACCCTCGTCAATGGCACAGCCTATGAAATTAAGGGTGGGAAGTGCCTCGTCAACGGCACGGTGTACAATATCCTCAAGGGCAGGACGCTCATCGGCGGGACAGGGTATGATATCAACTTTGAGCCGGATGTGAGCTTGACGTGGTACTTCAATCAGACACTTTCAATCCCTGTTTCTACTACGTCAACCACGTTTAGCACACGCGCACACTACGAAGGAGGCTCCAAAACAATTACAGGAATCCAAATAATAAACAGGGGGGACAATCCCAACATGTCATATTTGGGAAGCGGTTTTGCCCCCACTGCATGGGACCAGCGTCGCGGGTGGCGCGACACAGCATACCGCACCATTACTTTCGACGAAGCCCCCTCGGGCGATCTTCTGGCGTGGCTGCAAGAGAACGCCACGCCGCAATAGAAAGGAGCACACATGAGTATCCACATCAAAGTCAACAACACGGAATACCCCGCTACGGTCAACGGCAACCGTACTGACCGCTCGTGGGACGGACGTGACACCAAAACCATCTACCTCACCATGTCCCACGACGCCGTGGCGGCACTGCTGCCCGACAATACGCCGTGGAGCATCGTGCAGCGCGATATGGTGGACGTGCTGGACGAGCAGGGGAAGCCCACGGGCGAGACCAAGGAAGTCGTCAATGAGTACGACAACAGCGAGTACAGTCTTGCGGGCGACATCACCGACCACCGCGACGGCACGGTATCCATTAAGATGGGCAAGCCCACGGAAACGGAAAGCGCCAAAGCGACCGTTACCGCCCTTGCGGGTGGGCCGGTCACGTATGCCCGCGCGGTGAAACTGCGCCCCATTATCGAGCAGGCAGCGGTCAGCCTGAGCGACGGCGAGGCGGCGAGCGTGCCGGAACTCATCACGGCATGGGCGTACCCCGTGGCTTGCGCTAAGGGCGACCGCAGGAGCTACGGCGGCAAGGTGTACAAGTGCCGTCTGGGTCATACCTCGCAAGCCGACTATACGCCGGACAAGACGCCCAATCTCTGGACGATCATCAACGTCGACCACGCAGGCACGCAGGCAGACCCCATCCCCGCAGCGCGCGGCATGGAATACGAGTACGGCAAGTATTACCTCGACGGCGAGGACGGCAAGACGTACAAGTGCGAGCGTATCGGCGAGGCCGCGGGCGGCAAGATCGTCTTGCAGTATTTGCCGCATGAGCTGGCGGGGCAGTATTTCACGGAGGTCTAATGTATGAAAATGCTGAAAGCTATCCGTGACGCGGATGCGCTGCGGCCTAACAAATTGAGCACGCCGCGCAAGGCGGAAATCCTCATGGGGCTTGAGCACCGAATTGCCGAAATGATGGGGGTGGAAGCCCCCACCCTCAAGGTGAGCGTGGAGGATGACACCGCGAGTGTCGAAGACATGGAATTGCTGCTGCCGGACGGCCACAACGAGTGTTACCACCTGTATTTGGCAGCGCAGCTCGACGCTTACAATCAGGACAGCGCGCTCTATGCCAACGACCACGCCATTGCCAACGAGGCGGTGGCCGATGCTATGGCATGGTGGCGCAGGACCAACCGGAAAGAAAGCCGGGGCAACTGGAAGGTGTGATGACAAGTGCCGACGACATTTCAGCTGGTGGAGACGACCTTCCCGAACGGCGAAGGCAAAGACACGCAGGAGCAGATCAACGGGGTCTACGACTACCTTTTCGTGCTTCTGGAACAGCTTCGGTATACGCTTTTCAATCTGGACGGGAGCAACATCAATCAGAATGCACTGAGCGAGTTTATCAAGAATATTTCCGAGCCGATCTACGCCAAGATCGAAGATACGGACAAGAACGTAAATGAAATTTCCATTACAGCGAAAGGATTAGATGCTCGACTTAGCGATGCTGAGGGGGACATCACGCAGCTTGACACAACGGCAAAGGGCTTGCAGGCGAGCATTTCGAACCTCGACGGCGCGATCACAAACATCAAGGCCGACGTGAACGGCATCCGCGCGACGGTAAGCACCAAGATCGACGCGACGCAGGCACAGAGCATTTTCGACCAGAGCGCGACCGGCTTCACGCTGGGCGCGACGAGCGGCGAGAACGGCACGATCTTCAAACTCAACTACAACGGCGTGCAGGTGGCGAGCACGGGGACTGTCGATCTGCACGTCAAGGCAGTCAACATCGACGGCACTCTGACGGCGGGCGCGCTGCGCGGCGGGAGCGTAAGCCTGCTGGCCGGAGATACCCCTGTCGGCAGCATGGATCTTGCCTACACGGGCACGGGGCAGGTCGGCGTCGGTCTGACGGCGACCTATGGCGGCATGAAGATGCACGCAGCGGGAAATATCTTTCTTGAATCCAAGCTGGGGCCGTTTGCATTGATCGGAAAAGACGATGCCAGCGACTACCCTGTCGTCTCGCTCGGCGGCGGCTATCTGGTGCTGAGCGGCAACTACACGTTCGGCGCTTCGCCGCCGAGCAACGCGCCGTATGGCACGGTGTTTTTCATCGAGGAGTAAGGCATGGCGAGCTTTTATTGTACGCTATCACCGGTCGACGGAGACGGGACGCAGCTCAGCGTGTACGCCAAGTTTACGGGCGGCTCGGATGATTACACCTTTAAGCGGCTCATCGACGTGCGCATCACCGGCGTCGGAACATTTGAGTTCAATTCCACGGCAGTCGGCGGCGGGGAGAGCACATTCGTCGGCACGATCACGGGGCTATCGCCGGGGACGACATACGAGTGGGTGTGCAACCTCTATTATTGGGGCGGTGACTGGATCGTATCGGATTACTCCGACGAGGGTACCGCCACAACGTACAGCGGCGGCGGTGGCGGCGGCGGAAGCAGCGCGAAGGCGGTTATCAATGTCGGGACGTATGCCTATCCGAACTGGAAGAGATACCGCGCGATCGTCAACATCGGGACGTATTCCAACACAAATTGGCTATCGGTTCGACCGGTCAACAATTACGGGAGCTATTCGCAACCCGATTGGAGGTAAAGAGCATGAATGAAAAGATCAAGCAGGAAGCGGCGCACGCGATGCGCCTGATCGGCATTTTGAACGTCAACGGTGATGCCGTCGACGTGGTGGCAGCGGTGCGACAGTCGCTTCGCAATATTGCGATGATCTGCGACGGCACGGAAGCACCGGAGAAGAAAGAAAGCGAGGGGCCGGATGAGACTGCCTGAGATCACGGCGTATATGAATCGGCGCGTGCAGCAGGAGAAATTTGGCGGGATCAACCACACATTCGGCGCGGCGGGCGGCGAGCTCTACGACATGAAAAACCTGTCGGCGCGATACTTCCCGCTTCTTGCCCCCCGTGCGCGGCGCTATACCGTCCGAAAGGGTATGGGCAAGGCGAACGGCATTTTCAGCGCAGGCAAGCTCTACGAGGTATACGGAACGAAGCTCTACATCAACGGCGAAGAGAAGACGACGGTCGCAGACAGCGAAAAGACTTTCTGTGCGCTGGGAGAACGCGTGCTCATCTTCCCTGATAAGATTGTGTGCGAAAAAGACGGCACGATCAAGCCGATGGAGGCGAGCTACGCCGCGGCGGGGCTGAAATTCGGGAATGGCACGTATGCCGACGAAAAGGCGGCGGCAAACAGCATCACGACGACCGGCGCGGCGTTCCCATTCAACGTGGGCGACGCGGTGACGATCTCTGGCTGCACAAAGGAGCCCTACAACAACCGCACGCCCATCATCCGCGAGATCAGCGAGGACAAAAAGACGCTGCGCTTTTATGAAAATACTTTCCGCCTGCCCGATGGGCAGGAAAGCATCACGGAGCCCGGAACAGTCACGCTCAAGCGCAGCGTTCCCGATATGGACTTCGTCTGCACGAACGAAAACCGCGTGTGGGGCTGCAAGGGCGACAGCATCTTTGCTTCAAAGCTCGGCGACCCGTACAACTGGAATGTGTTTGACGGGCTATCCACGGACGCGTTCAGCGTGGAGAGCGGCACGGCGGGAGCGTTCACGGCGTGCGTGAGCTACCTTGGCTACCCGTGCTTTTTCAAAGAAGACAAAATATTCAAGATGTACGGCACGATTCCGACAAACTTCCAGCTCATGTCGAGTGCTGTTCTCGGCGTGATGAAGGGCAGCCACAAGAGCCTTGCTGTGGCGGGTGAAACGCTCTATTACCTCTCAAAGGTCGGCGTCATGGCGTACAGCGGAGGAATGCCGCGCTGCATCTCCCGCACGCTGGGCGACGATGTGCGCCTCTCCGACGCGGTGGGAGGAAGCGACGGCCTCAACTACTACGTGAGCCTGAAAGAGGATGGCAAGGCGGCGCTGTACTGCTACAGCAGCGAGAACGGCGTGTGGCATAAGGAAGATGCGCTTGCCGTGGTGCAAATGGCCTATTCGGGCGGTATCATGGCCTTAGTAGACGGCGGGTGCGTGCTGCTGGGGAATCCGGCAGATATCCCGACCGGCGCAACACGCGAGGGAGCTGTTATTAGCGAGGCGGAGTTTGCTGACTATGACGGCGGCTCATTCGACGCGAAGCGCGTGCAGCGCGTACGGGCGCGGCTGGAATGCGAAAAGGGCGCAACGGTCGTGTTCCTTGTCAAGTTCGACGGCGGCGCGTGGGAAGAGGTCGACCGCTGCGGGGCACAGGAGAAAGACGTTTTCACGCTCAACTGCCCGATCCGCCGCTGCGACCACTTTAGATTAAAAATCAAAGCCACAGGAGAATACCGGCTCTATGCGCTCGAGTACGAATACGTGACGGGCGGCAGAAAGTGAGGGGACAATGGCAGATAATTTCAAACACAAGAATACAGACCTGACGCTCATCAACGATTCGGGCGACCTTGATCTCATCCGGCAGTATACCGAGGCCTACAACAAGGCATATGCCGAGGGAGACAAGGCGGGCCAGCAGGCGGCGCACGACGCGGCGGAGAAAATTCGTGCGAAGTACGACTATTCCGGCGGCGTGGACGGCAGCAAGTACATCAAACTCGGAACGGGTGCGAGCCCTGCAAAGGCTGACACGAGCTGGCTCGATAAGCTGGGCGACAGCAGCTACAACTACGATCAGAGCGGACAGATCGGCGCAAAGCTCGACGCGCTGCTGAATCGCACGCCGTTTTCCTACGACGCGGTGAGCGACCCACTCTATCAGCAGTACCGAAAGCAGTATACGCGCGAGGCAGACCGCAGCGCGGAGGATGTGCTCGGCAAGGCGGCAGTGATGACGGGCGGGATGCCGTCCACGGCGGCGGTGGCAGCGAGCCAGCAGGCGAGCGACTACCAGATGAGCCAGATGACGGACAAGATCCCCGAATTACAGCAGCTTGCCTATAGCATGTATCAGGATAAATTGAGCGGCGACCGCGCCGACCTGAATACGCTCATCGGCCTTGAGGACAACAACTACAACCGCTGGCTGGCTGACCGCAATTACCTCTATCAGCTTGCGCGCGATCAGGTGGGCGACCAGCAGACGGCGGATGCGCTGGCGTATCAGAAGCAGCAGGACAAGCTGAACTATAACTACCAGAAGGAACGCGACGCCATCGATGATGCACGATACAATGCGGAATGGCAGTATAAATTGCAGCAGGCCGCGCAGCAGGCCGCGAGAAGAAATACCCGCGTCAGCACCACGCCTACGGGCGGCGGCGAGGCGGATTATGATGGCTTGTTCGCAGCGGCGCAGGCAAGCGGCTATCCCAAGAGCTTTATCTCCAACAACTATAAGAAGTACGGCTTTTCCTCTTCAAGCAGTTTGTATGACGATTATGAGAGCTGGCTCGAGGGGCAGGGCGGCGGCAGCGGAAGCGGCAGCAGCGGCAAGACACTGCCGCAGGGTCAGTTTATTGCTCTACTGAGCGGATTCAACACGTCGCTGAAAAACGGTGAAGGCGAGCGTATCCTTTCGACGCTCGACAAGGCATGGCCGCTGATGACGAGTGATCAGAAGGCAGAAATGCAGAAGCTGCTGACGCAGTACGGCTATTCCTACGAGGAGGGCTAAATGGGACGATTAGTAAAAGCGAATCCGGAAGTGGAAGCGAGCAAGGGCCAGACAACGGTTGTTGGAACCGGCACGCACGGCAGGCTTGTGAGAACGGGGGATGTGCAGCACACATCCCCTACGGGCAATGTGGTGCAGAAGAAGCCGACAGTGCAACCGAGCAAGGCGGCAACGATTCCCGCAAAGGCGAGCAGCCCCATGTTCCGCACGCGGCAGAATGTCGTGACGCCAAAAAATCAAAGCGCGCTTGCGCAGAATCTTGCGCAGGGGGCCTTACAGAAGAAGGACGCGAAGAACTACCAGAGCAAAGAAGCGTTCGAACAGCACGTGCAGGAGGTAAAAGCCCCCACGGTCGCGCAGCGCGTCGGCAACACCGTCAAGGGCGCGGCGAAAACCTATGGCGCGGGCTTTGTCAATCTCGGCGGCGTGGTGGCGCAGGGGCAGGGCGGCACAGCGATGTCACCGGTCTATCGCGCTCAGGCGGAGACGTTGGACCAGCAGATTGCGGCATTGGAAGCGACGCTGAGCGATCCGTCGATGACGGCGCAGGATATTGCCGACACGAAAGAGGCGATTGCCATCGCTCGCAGCGAGCGTGAGAAGTACGGCAAGATCATCGAGAGCGGGGAAAAGGCCGCAGTGGGAGCCTATGACATCGCTGACAGGCTGGCCGACAGCGGCGCAAAGGATATCAACAAGGCGAAAAGCGGGCTCGGCAAGGCCGGACAACTCGCCGTTGACGCGGGCGTCGCGGGTGCGCAGATGGGGATGGATATTGCCCTCACGCCTTTTATGGGCGGCAGCGCGCTCTTCCCGATGTTCATGCGCAGCGCGGGTGGAGGCGCGCAGCAGGCGCGCAGAGCGGGCGCAACGCGCGAGCAGCAGGTCAACTATGGCCTTGCGAGCGGTGCACTCAGCGTGGCAACCGAGAAGATCGGCAACGCGGCAGCACCGTTCAAGAAGATGTTCGGCAAGGGCTTCCTTGATGACGTCATCGAAAGAGCGACGCAGAATCTGACCCGCAGCGCGGCGGGAAAGATCGCATTGTCGTTTCTGGAAGAAGGCGGCGAGGAGGCCATCGAAGACCTCATTCAGCCTGCCTTGCAGATGATCTATAACGGCAAGACGCTTGGTGGGAGCTATAGCGAGCTGGAAGCATCGGAAATTCTGAACGACTTCCTCGTTGGCGGTATCCTCGGCGGGCTTGGCGGCGGCGTGGAGGCCATCGGCAACCGAGGTGGGCGCTATTATGACAGTCGTACCGAGCTGCCGAAGACGCAGACAGAGACGCGCAGCGACGCGGAGATTGTGAACGGTATTGCTGACCGGCTCTTTGCGCGCTACGACAGCATGATCGGTGAGAGCGGGCGAAAGGCGATTCGCGGCTCGTACCAGGATGGCAAGGACACGGCGCAGCACGTCGCGGACTTTTTGCCCGCCTACAACGCGGGAGTGGAGGGCAAGGCGAACCCGAACCCGACGAATGAGACGGCCTATGCAGGCTATATTGCCGGGCAAAACGACGCGAAGAAAGCGGCAGGAACGGGCGAGCACATTGACAGCCGCACGAAGGAAAACGTATCGGGCAGAAACGTGAACGCTTTCCAGTTCGACCACCCCGAGCTGCACAGCTATTATAGCGCGGCGGCAGAGCAGATCGCAGGTATCGCCGATATGAGCCTTTCACGCGGGCAGCAGAAGGGTGCACGGCAGCGGACAGCAAACGGATACCAGCGAAGCAATCAGATATTCGAGACCCCCGCCATGCGCAAGGCGATGGACGAGGGTCTGACGCGCACGCAAATCATTGATGCAGCGCAGCGCATCATCAACGATAACGGGCAGGAGAACGTCAAAGCGGCGAAAACGCTCGAGATCGTTCTTGACGACATGCTGACGAATGGGTACACTGCTGTTGATGGAACGGCGGTTTCCCCCAATACGGATTATATTGCAGCAAAGCAGCAGATCGCAGGCGCAGAGGCGCAGGCGACCGGCTTTGACAAGTATGTAACTGACAACCGCCTTGCCCTCGAGACAGGAGAGGTGACAATGGACGAGCTGCGCGCAGAATACGCGCAGCAGGAAGGAGCCGAACATGGAGAAGCAGTACATTTACGCGAAGGCAGCGAACGGGATAACGGTGCGAATCCCCGCGGAGAAGTACGAGGCGTGGAAGAAAGCACAGGACGAGATCAGAGCCGGAAGAAAGGGAGACACTTCGCAGACAGCGAAGCAGCTGCGCTCGATTATGGAGAAAAAGTAAGCACTGCGAGCTTCGGCATCGGCAGAGGCGCGGTCAATGACAGCGTCTATCTTGTGAAGAACGAGACGGCGGAAATGCGCAAGGCGAAGGACCTCGCCAAAGAGCGCGGTCTGCGCGTGACGTTTTTTGCCGGGAATAATCTGACGTTCCGTGACAAGAGCGGGAAAGCGTTCCAGGTGCGCGGCTACGTTTCAGGTGACCGCGTATTTATCCGTGCGGATCATCCGGAATTTACGTCGTACCAGATCATGCGGCATGAGGCCGGACATGATATGATCGCAAAGGGCGAAGTCGATTTGAACGAGGTACGCACGCGCATCGATAAGACCTTTACCAGCGGTGAGGTCGACTCCCTCTGCACGGCGTATGAAGATGCTTATGCCGGCACCGAAATGACGGCGCAGGAAATCTGGGAAGAGATCGTTTGTGATAGCCTCGGCGATATGAACATTTTCGCTGACAGCGAGATCAGCGATGCGGCAGCATTCCTTCTTGCACATATCAAGGTGGAGAGTGAAACCGTTGCGCAGGAAAGCACGCGTGCGCCGCCAAGCAAAATAAATGGCAGGGCGAGCATTGAAGAGGCTGCCGATGGCAAAAAATATGTCCGCGCCGACAGACAGGTCATTTTTGGAAATGACCCGCAGAGTTGGAGCGAACAGCTGGAAGACTATATTAACGGAAAAATCCGCCGTGGACAAGACGTTAAGCTTATCGGCGCGGATGGCGACGAATTGGCCCTGACTGCGACCTCGGCAGGGAAACTGAGCGACAACCACACCAGCGATGGGCGTACTATGAGCGAGGCGGTATTTGAGCGAAAAGTAAATGCAGCATCGCATATTGACGAGTTGGCGCAGATTTCTGTCAAGGGGGATAGAAACGTTGTAGATCATAACAGCCGCCATGGGGGCATGGCAAGTCGCGGGTGGAATTATCGCACGGCGTTTTTCAAAGATTTTGATGGGAAGTATTACAAGATCACAATCTCGACAGCGCAGAGTGCAGACGGTAAGATGATCTATAATATTGGGCAGATGCAAGAAAGAAGCATCCCCCAAATTGACGGCTCTTCCGCTGCGAACAGCGGCGCTCTGCGGGGGGATGCTTCTGTAGATAGTCTATCTCGTGGCGTACAAAATGTCAAGCTGAAGTTCAGCATGGAAACGCCGGTCGAAGAGACTGACAAGCTGATCGCCGTCCACAACAAGGATGAGTCCAGCATCATGTCCGCGCTGAAGCTGGGCGGATTACCCATGCCCTCTATTGCGGTGGTCAAGGCCAGCGAGGGCCATTCCAAGTACGGCCCCATCTCCCTGGTGTTCAACAAGGCCACCATCGACCCGCAGGCGGACAGCCGGAACAAGGTTTACGGCGGGGACGCCTGGACGCCGACTTCTCCACGCCTGGAATACGAGGTGAACAGCGACGCGGAGAAACGACTGCGGAGCAAATACTACGAGCTGGTGAAACGCGTCGGCTACGACAATGCCCGCCCCCTCTACAATTATGCCAACGAGCTGGAGGACGCATTGAACAGCAACGGCGGCGAGGCCGGGCTGCTGGAGCGACACAAAGATGATGCCCAGATGATGAATCTGTTCTTGGCAGACAGTGGCCAGAACATGGTGCAAAACATCAACACGGAGACCGTGACGCGGTTGGATGATGAAAAAATAAAGCTGTATGACCACCTTATCCAAAGGCTGGGGGAGGATGTCATCGGGGAGATGCGCCCGGTCGGTGGCGAAAGCCCCATGCTGGCGCGAAAACGCTGGGTAGAGGCACACGGCGCAGAACTGGAGGCCGCGTACAGCAGCTATCTGGCTGAACACGGCATTGAGAGCGAGGCCCTGCCCGCCAAGAAGCTGATGCCAGAGCTGGTCCGCGCAAGGAACTACCTGGCGAACGGGCCGGAGACCCGCCGGATGGAATTTGACGCGGAAGCAACGCACAAGGCTATCCGTGAAGCGGTTGACCCCGCAAAGTACGAGGCGTGGTTGCACAACCTTTTTGACGGCGTAGAGGGCCGAAAGGGCCTTTACAACGGCAAGGAGGTCATCGACCGCAACGGGAACAGGCGTGCATGGGGGCAGCTCCACTATGCCTACACTTTGGAGAATATCGTCAAGGCGATGCGGGATGCGCAGAGCGAACGCGGACAAGGCTTCTGGGGTGTTTCGGCTACCGGCATCCAGGCTCTTGCAACACCGAGCTACAAAAGCATCCAGGACATCAAGTCGGACAGCGGGCGGCTGGGCCTTGAGGAAGGAAGTGAATACGACGCAAAGGTAAAGCTGGTGGACGAGGCCATCAACAATGTGCTGGGGAAAATCGTTAAGAAAACCGGCGGCACAATGGACTACGACTATGCTGCCACGGCCTTAAAGAACGCTGCGGGCGGGAAAAAGACCGTGGATGCTATCATCAAGAGCTTTGCCGCTGACGGGTATAAAATCAGCAGCAAGACAGCGCAGGACATCCAAGGCATCTTTAAGGCGGCCCTGGAAATCCCTACGGGCTACTTTGAGGCAAAGCCCCAGCGTGCCGTTGGCTTCGATGAAGTCCTTGCCGCCGTTATCCCAGACAATAGCAGCGAGCGGCTGAAAGCCGCATTGCAGGATGCCGGGGTCAACACGGTGGAATATATCGCCGGAGATGAGGCGGACCGTTTAGCAAAAGTCAACAGCGTGAATGATGCGGCATTCTCCCGTGAGATCCCCGAGGCGAACTATGAAGCGTTGAAAGAGAAGTACGGATATATCCCTGCGGGCGAGCGCGCGTACCGAGAGGTACAAGTGCCGAAGAAAACGGCGGACGACAAATACGTCAGCCGCACGATCCGCACGGTGCTGGAAGCAAAGGCAACGCCGGACGCAATGGTGCCGACGTTGGAACGAATGGTGGCAAAAGGAGATTTCTCCTACGACCGCTATACGGACAAGCAGGCCATCAGTGACGCAGAAAGCCGCATCAAAACCGAAGGCTGGCAAAAGACCTTGAATAAATGGAAAAATTCCACCAAAGAGGGAATCAGCAAGGAGAATACGGCGATTGGCTGGGCGCTCTACAACAATGCAGCAAACAGCGGTGATGTGGAGACAGCTATCGATGTGCTCGACACCATCGTAAAGCGCCAGAGAAATGCGGCACAGGCGTTGCAGGCAACGCGGCTGCTCAAGCAGCAGGACCCCGGTACGCAGCTTTATGCGGCGCAGCGCAGCGTGGAGAACTTGACAGAAGATCTCAAAAAGCAGTACGGGGAAAAGGCCCCTGATCTGAAGATTGACCGCGACCTCGCTGAGAAGTTCCTGAACGCAAAGGACGACGATGCGCGCACCGAGGCGATGAAGGAAATCTATCGCGATATCGGCAGACAGATGCCGAGCCGCTTCATTGACAAATGGAACGCTTGGCGCTACTTTTCGATGCTTGGTAATCCACGCACGCATGTGCGCAACATCGTTGGCAACGTAGGATTTGTTCCTGCTGTCACGGTAAAGAACGTCATCGGCGCAGGCATTGAGAGCGCTGCGAACGCGGTGAGCGGCGGCAAAGTCGGACGCACGAAGGCAATCCTGACGACGAAGGACGCAGGGCTTATCAAGGCGGCATGGAGTGACTATGCCAACATTCGCGAGCAGGCTCTCGGCAGCGGCAAGTACAATGATAATGTCAATGTGCGACAGGAAATCGAGGAAGGGCGCACGATCTTCAAACCAAAGCTGCTGGAAGCGATGCGCAAATCTAACAGCACGGCGCTGGATGCGGAAGACGCATGGTTCTCCAAGCCGCATTACGCGGCGGCGCTGGCGCAATTCTGCAAAGCAAATGGCATTACCGCGGAGCAGGTCGCTGGCGGGAAAGGCATTGAAGCGGCACGCGAATACGCGATCAGAGAGGCGCAGAAAGCAACCTATCGAGACACCAATGCGTTTTCACAGATGATCTCCGATCTCGGCAGATACCGCGGGGATAACAAGATGAAACGCCTCGGAAGCACCCTCGCCGAAGGAATCCTGCCGTTCCGCAAGACACCAGCCAACATTCTGGTGCGCGGCGTGGAATACAGCCCTATTGGTTTCCTCAAAAGCATAAGCTATGACCTTGTGCAGGTGCAGAAGGGTAATATGCAGGCGACCGAAATGATCGACCGTGCCGCCGCCGGTCTGACCGGCACGGGGCTGATGATGCTCGGCCTTTATATGGCGAAAGAGGGCATTCTTCGCGGCAGCGGCGGTGATGACGAGAAGAAGAAAAAGTTCGACGAGCTGCAAGGGCATCAGGAATATGCGATGGAGCTGCCAAATGGCACGAGTATTACGCTGGATTGGCTTGCGCCGGAAGCGCTTCCGTTTTTCGTCGGGGCAAACCTTTACGAGCAAATGCAGGCGAACAACGGGTATCTCACTATGAGTGATATGCTTCAGGCAGCAAGCAACGTGACGGACCCGCTTCTTTCCATGAGCTGTCTGCAAAGCCTGAACGACGTTTTTGACGCGGTGGGGTATGCGTCCTCCGGGGACACAAACGCACTAACCAGTGCGGTAGCAAGCGCGGCGACGAGTTATTTGACGCAGGGTATCCCGACGGTCTTCGGGCAGGCGGAGCGCACGGGCGAAAGCGAGCGCATGACGACCTATACGGATAAGAACAAATTCCTGACGCCGGATATGCAATATGCGCTCGGCAAGGCCAGCGCGCGTATTCCGGGCGTTGACTACGGGCAGATTCCCTTTATCGACGCATGGGGGCGCACGGAAAACTCCGGAGGCGTGGTCGCGCGGGCATTTAACAATTTTGCGAATCCCGCGTATACCTCGAAGGTAAGCGGCAGCAAAATGGAAGATGAATTGAGCCGCCTGTATGAGGCGACCGGTGAAACCAAAGTCCTGCCGCAGCGCGCACCGAAATCTTTTACCGTGAATAAGGAAAACAAACAGTTGACCGGCGAGGAATACGTCAAGTACGCCACAAAGCGCGGGCAGACTTCCTATAAGATCGTCAGCGAGCTCACGGGACTTGCGAGCTATAAGTCCATGAGCGACGGCGATAAGGCAGATGCCGTTGCGAAAGCCTACGAATATGCCAACATCGTTGGGAAAATGAGCGTGAGCAATTACCAAACGGACGGGTGGGCGGCAAAGGCCATAGATACCGTCAAAAAAACGGGCGTTTCAGAAGCCCAGTATATTGCGCTCTATCTGGCGAAAGGCGGGATCAAAAGCCTGAAGGACAAAAACGGTGACACCATCAGCAACAGTGAAGGCTTGCAGATCATGGAGCTTGTTTATCAGCAGAAGGGGCTTTCCGATAAACAGCGTGCAGCCCTCTTTGAGGACTTCGGCGTCGGAAAGAGCATTCGCCATTGGAACCGCGCGCGGGTGGACGAGCAGCTTGCAATCATGAGGAAGAAAGCGGCGTAAAGAAAAAGAACCTGTCGGATCACCGGCAGGTTCTTTTGCCCCGTGGTGAATTTGCGGAGGCGGCATGATAGGCTCAATGGAGAACACCATAAAAATAAGGGGGCGTGAAAAATGGATAATGCAAAGCACTACGATGACGCAGAGATCGCGCTGATTGAAAGCAGGTGCAAGAGCAATACGCATCGAATCAATGAGTTGCAGGAGCACCAGACGGCGCTTGACAGGCTGGCAACGTCGGTCGAAGTGCTGGCGACCAAGCAGGAGACCGTTGAGGGCGACGTCAAGGAGATCAAAGAGGACGTGAAAGCCATCACGGGCAAGGCGGGGAAACGTTGGGACAGTCTGGTCGACAAGGCCCTCGCGGTGCTGGCGGGTGCGTTTATCGCGTGGCTGCTGAGTGGGGCGGTCGGATGAAGCGCCTTATCAAAAAGGCATCGAAATTGCGAACGAGGAACACCATTTTGATTATCGTTGGCATTTTCATCGCCGCTTTTGTGATCTACACGGTCATCTTTTACAGCATTAAGGGGTGGCAGTGGGACAACATCTTCCCGTATCTACTGGGTACGGGCGGCATCATTGAAGCCTTTACCGGGCTTCTGACACTGGTGGAAATTATCGTTGGACGAAAACGAAAGGAGAAGGACAATGAAGTTTGAAATGAGTAACAAGGTGTACGATGTGCTCAAGTGGCTCGTGCTCATCGTACTGCCCGCGTGCAGCGGCCTGTACGCCGCCCTCGCGGGCGTGTGGGGTTGGGGCTACACCGAGCAGGTGACGACCACCATCAGTGCTGTGGCGCTGTTTATCGGCGCGCTCATCGGTGTGTCGACGTCCAGCTACAACAAAAGCAAGGACGAGGACGGCAAGGGTGACAGCGATGTATCACAGTAGGGACATTGCTGACCTGCGGGCGGACGTGCGTGCAAACTGCGTCATTTTCCTCGACCTCTGCAAGGAGGCGGGACTTCCGGTGCTTGTGACCGAGACAGTACGAGATGACGAGTACCAGCGCTATCTTGCCTCGAACGGCTACGCGGCAAAGACCGCGACGCGCCCGACGTTCCACGGCGTCAAGGCGGGTTTGGCGTTCGATATCTGCAAAAACGTCAAGGGGCATGAGTACGACGATCCGACGTTTTTCGCCCGCTGCGGGCAGATCGGCAAGCAGGTCGGCTTTTCGTGGGGGGGCGACTGGAAGAAATTCCCCGACCGCCCGCATTTCCAGTGGGACAACCACCTCAAACACACAGGGAGCATGATCTTGGCGGGGAAGTATCCGCCAGAAATGGAGGAGTACATGGATCAGGCAACGTTTAACAAGATGATGGATACTTACCTTACGCAGCTGCGCACCAAACCCGTCTCCACGTGGGCAGCGAAGGACTGGGCGGCGGCAAAGGCAGCAGGCATCACGGACGGCAGCGCCCCGCAGGGGCTTATCACGCGGCAGGAAGCCGTGACGATGATCCAGAGAGCGACAAAATAACGGTGTCCGATTTGGGCACGGGAAGGAGCGGGCGGCGAAAGCCCACGCGCAAGCGCCTCTGCAAGCCCTACACGGGCATGAACAGTCAGCACAGGTCTATCCGTGCGCAATTATCCTCTATGGCTCCCAAGCGGGCCGTGGCGTATATCCTGTCATTTGAGTTACCAGATGACGAGGCGGCGTGCATCATCGAGTGCGACGTGCGGCGCAAGAGTTGTGTGCAAGTTGCATTTGAAAGAAATCTCTCTGTCGATGCGGTGAAAAAATACCGCCGCCGCGCGTATCATAAAATTGCATCTGAACTATATGAAAAAAGAAACGGCCTTTCCATTTGGTAAGGGCCGTTTCTTTTTTGTGAAAAGGCAGGCCAGGATCGACCTGTAAGCACAAAATACCATTTTTCGAGCAAAAACGCAAGCAGAATCATTCGACATTTTCCGACGCACTTTGCATACACTTTACAGGCACTTTGGGGGGCCTGTTTTTTTGTACCATGAGAGCAACAAAGGAGGTGCGCGCATGGGATACTTTGGCAATCCTTATCAGCCCCAGCCGATGGGGTATAACCCCTACGGTGGATATGCCCCTGCAGGCCCACAGAACGGCGCAGGAGCGATGCAGGCGTTCGCGGGTCAAATTACCCGCGTGAACGGGAGAAACGGCGCAGAGGCGTTCAGGCTCGCTCCGAACAGCTCTATTTTGCTGATGGATGAGAACGACCCCATTGTCTGGCTCAAACAAACGGACGGTGCGGGGTATGCCACCGTTACGCCGTACACAGTCGCACCGTATCATGCGGCTGCGCCGGTAGACGTCAACAGTCTTGAAAACCGCGTGAAGAGATTGGAGGAAATACTCAATGCCAAATCCGATGATGCAGATGCTGCAGAGAAGCAGCAGAAGACCAAATAACCCTCTTGCGATGTTGGGAGAATTTCGCAAGTTTGCGCGAGGCGTGACGCCCCAGAAAGCGCAGCAGGAAGTCGAAAGACTTTTGCAGTCCGGGCAGATGTCTCAGGCTCAGTTCCAGCAGCTCCAAGAGCAGGCAAAGGAGTTCATGCAATTTCTGAAATAAGCCGGTGCGCAACGGTTTATTTATAAAATCTTTCAGGAAGGAGTTTTGACACATGGATAGTGGTATGTCTCTCAGCGATATCGCCGCGGTCACCCGCGGTGCGAACGATGAGAACGGCTGGGGTTCCGGTTGGTTCCTCATTGTCGTGCTCTTCCTCTTCATGTTCGGCTTTGGCGGCAACGGATGGAATCGCCAGGGCGAGTTTGGCCAGTACGCCACGGCTGCGTCGCAGCAGGAGATCCTTTTCGGCCAGCAGTTTGGCCAGCTGAACGACCGCTTGACCAACATCGGCAACGGCATCTGCAATCTCGGCTACGAGATGCAGGGCGGCATCGGTCAGCTGGGCAAGGAGGTCGCGCTCGCACAGAACGGCACGAACATGGCCATCATGCAGACCGGCAACGACATCCAGCGCCAGATGGCAGACTGCTGCTGCACCACGCAGCGCGGCCTTGACGCCATCAACGCCAACATCGACGCTAAATTCGCAGCGCTCGAAAAGAGCCAGCTCGAAGGCCGCATCGCACAGCTTGAGCAGGCCAACAACCAACTCTATCTGCGCGAGCAGATGTGCGGTGTCGTTCGCTATCCCAGCGGCTACACCTACAGCGCGGGCAACTCCCCGTTCTGTGGCTGCGGTTGCGGAAACGGCAACATTTGACGCCCTATTCGGCGAGGCAAGCGGGGCGGCAACAGCTGCTCCGCTTTTTAATTTTTTAGGAGGGTAAAAATATGAGCAAGTCTGCAATTTACACGACCAACGTCAGCAATCCCACCGTTGCGGCCGGCGGCATCGTGCCGGTCGGCTCGACGACGCGCCGCTATGGCTGCAACATCCGTCAGGACGGCAACGCGATTACACTGTGTGGGCAGGGATATTACCTTGTCAATGTCAGCGCGACAGTCGCACCCACGGCTGCCGGTACGGTCAGCCTGACCGCACAGAAGGACGGCGTCGCCATCATCGGCGCTACGGCAGCTCAGACGGTCGCAGCAAACGGCGTGGCAAACCTCACTATTACAGCTATTATCCGTAACGCCTGCGGCTGTGACGGCTCTCTTCTGTCGCTGGCGCTCGACGGCGTAGCATCGGTCGTCAACAACCTTGCGGTCACGGTCGAAAAACTGTGAACGACGATTCAGATGCTCTGCTGCTCGGGATAATTTTGCTGCTATTTGCTAATGCCATAAATAATGTCGAAGCTGCAGAAAGCGAGGAAGAAAATGAAACTCATTGAAAAACTGTCGGCGATGGTCGACGAGGAAATCGAGGACGCGATGAAGTACGCGAAATGCGCCCTCGAATACAAGGATGAATGCCCTGCTCTTGCGAAGACGTTTTACGAGCTTTCCGGCGAAGAGATGCATCACATGACGATGCTCCACGCCGAGGTCGCTGGCGTCATCCAGAAGTACAAGCAGGAGAAGGGCGAGCCGCCCGAGGGCATGAAGTGTCTCTATGACTATCTGCACAGGAAGCAGATCGAGAGAGCTGCCGAGGTTCGGACGATGCAAGGGATGTTTCGCGAGGGATGAGCGATCCTAAAAAATGATGCACTATTAGCCAAAAGGCCTCTGCCCACAATTGGTAGAGGCCTTTTATGCGAGGGTAACTGCGGGGGTAACAAGATAGAAATATTGGGCATAATCGAGAATTTGCTAGAATAGTCTAAATATGAAAAAACCTCGGAACCACAACGGTTTCGAGGTTTTTCTTGGTCCGAGTGGCGAGACTTGAACTCACGGCCTCTTGACCCCCAGTCACCGAAAAGTGACGGAATATCAACGGAAAATCGCTCGATGGGGGTAACAAGGGGGTAACGAGGAAACTATATCGCATCTGTGATTTTTCGGAGGTCTGTCAGGTTGACATCCTGATAATAGCGCAGCATTTCAGGACTTGCATGACCGATCAGTTCGAGCTTGTCCTTGTCCGACGCCTGAATGTTTTTCATCAGCGTTGCGAACGTATGACGGCATGTATGGGGGGAATACTTGTGCCGCTTGTTTTCGATTGGATTGTCGATGCCGATTGCCTTTAATGTGGGATAGAAAACCTCGTCGCGGAAATAGTCATACCTGAACGCTTTCCCCTCTTCGTTACAGAATAGCGCGCCGGATATCTTATCTTTTGACAGCCGGTCTATGATGGGCTGAATCTTGGGTGATATCGTGACGGTTCTATTCTTGCCCGCTTCGGTCTTGATACCAGCGCGAAGCACCTTTTCTTTCTTGTCGTAGGTATCAATCGACAGGCCGAGAAATTCTGTAGGGCGGAAGCCGAGGTAACACATGCAGTAGATATAGTCGGCGTATGGAATCACGCCGCACGCCTCTTTTATCTTCTCGATCTGGTCGGCATCAAAGCTCGCGCGCGGCGCGGCGTTTTCGCCGGTGACGGTGAGATATGGGGCCATACTCATAGGGGCGTATCCGCGCGGAACGGCATACTTGTAGATCAGGCTGCACACGGTGCGCATATTCTTTTTCGTCTGTTTGGCGCGCGGGCAGTCATCAATGCATTCTTGAATGTCATCAATCTCGACCGCGGCCAGCTTCATAAATTCGATCGGTGCAAAATACTTTTCGGCAGCGGCGTAGCAATTCAGCGTGGACTTGTCGGCGCGATGCGTTGGGAACCAAAGCTCATATGCCTTGCGCCAAGTGATATCCTTTTCACGGGGCTTTTGCGTCCGCAGCATAGGAATATATTCTAAGGCTTCTCGTTTTGTGCGGAAGCCGCATTTTTTTGCTTTCACACGGGTCAGCTTGCCGTCCTCTTCACGATAGCCTTTTGTGATTTCTGCTACCCATGAAGAGCCGCGCTTATAGACCGTCCCCGTCCCGTTGCCGCGCTTTGTGGCTTTTCGGTCGACAGATGCTTGCTTTTTGCCGCACATAGGACAAAACAGCGCGCCATCCGGCAGCGCTGCTTTACATTTGATGCAATTCGCCATGTCAGCCCCTCCAAAATCCGTAATCTATACAATGAAAATCAATGTACACGCACCACACAGTGAGAAAAACGATGATGAGGAACATTATAGCAATCACGCCGTTGCGGATACGAACACCGCGCCGCATGATCTCAATGGTATCAGCCTTTGCGTCAACGTGGCGTTCCAGCTCATCGTTGCGCGCCTGCAAGGTTTCCTCGGTCGGCGTCAAGTGTTCGGTAATTCCGAATATTTCGTCAAGGGATATGCCGAGCACCTTGCAGATCGGCGCGACGGTATAGATGGACGGAGCTTTCGACAGCTTGGAAAAGAAGTTCTGGACGGTGGACAGCGGCACGCCGGAAGCGTCGGAAATGTCCTGATAGGTCAGTTTCAGTTCTTCTTTACGGATTCTACACAGTTCTTGAATGTTCATTTACATCACCTTAACTTTTTCCGGTTTCTGCCCGTTTGGGGTGCCAAAAGTGGGTCTGTCGAACGCGGTCGAATGCCGTCGTGTTGCAAAGTCTTGGTATTGAAGTGGTAAGGTAAAGCGCGATATGGTCAAAACAAGCAGCGGCGACCGCTCCCCGCTGCTGCTGAAAAGCCCTCGCCGGTGTTGCAGAGGCGGCGAGGGCTTTGCTTAAATATCCGGGAAATAATCTTTCGACACTTCATCGGTGCTCATATTCCCGTTGGATACTTTATAGAGAGTTAGCGTCCACCCGTAAACCATTTCGTCATCTGCGGTGAATTCAAACGTTTCGTTGCATTTGAAATACTCGGTGCTTTCTCCAAACTTATACTCTTTTCCGTACCAGTCCGGACCATACGCATAATAGATCGCGTATGTGCCGAGCGGCACATCTACTTCGGCACTTCTTGCCGACACGAGGAAAGACATTGCCCCGTTGGATATTGCCTCTCCGTCGATTGGTTTTAACACGATATAGAAATTGGAATCTCCAGCGGTTTGCACTGTCAAAGGTGCGACCTGATCGCCGGACGGGTATGTGACAATCTGCCCATTGCGAAAGCTCACAGGTTGCAGTGGGACGAGACTGCCGCCTCCACTACTAACCGTTTCAGTTGGAGGCTTTACTGGCGGAGAATCATTCATGTCGGACTCGTTCAATGGCCCGGAACTTTCAATTGAAACCCAGATGATACCGCAGATGACGGCTGCGAAAAGCAGCGGCTTTAATGCTACCAACAGGATATCAACTTCCGGAGAGCGCTGCTTTCTGCTGATCCGCTTTCGCCTGTTTCTCTTGGATTCGTTTTCTAAAACCATCTGCCGATAGACGCGGTATTGCTCGACGGTCATTCCCATCATGAACGCGTCGTATTCTTCTTGCGTCATTTGCGTTAAGTCGGGAGATTCGTCAAATTCATCAACTGTTGGTTCAACGGAATGATCATGGATATCGCGTGAGGCGGATTCCGGATCAACCTGCGTCGAGGCTTCTGATACCGCCTCATCAGGGGCAGGCTGCTTTGACTTATAGGACACCGCCTTAATGACTTTCTTTACTTTGCGGTGCTGGTAGTGCGCTTGCTTTTCAAAATAATTCGGGTCGGTATACAATCCCACGCGCAAGACCTCCTAATACTATTTTCTATGTTGAAGCCATGAGCTTATGAGAGATAATAGGTGAAACAACTTGAACGGAGGATACATAGATGCAACGCTTATATCAAGACGCAAAAGCCAACGCCGATAATATTACTGCAGAAGACCGCGCATTCCTCGAGGCGATTCAAGATGCAGAAAAGCGGAGAGCAGTCATTGAACTGCTGAAAGGAGCAAAAAGATGAAGATTTTATTTTGCATTTGCACAGCATTATCCATGTTCTTTAGCGTGTGGGCTGTTCTCGGGCAAATCAAACTGCGTAAAATGAAAGACAGGTTAAATGAGTTTGAATGCTGCCAATATCCCCAGCAGAAGAGAGCCGCCAGCGAAGAGCATCGATGCAAAGGATACCCATTTGTTGACAATAGCATGGTGTTCCATTTTTGCATTTTCTTCACGGATGTACTTTTGTTCGCGGCGCTTCTCCTCATGTTCTGCGCTTAACTTTGAGTAATAAGCCCGCCCGATGGGGGTGATTTTAACTGACGAATACGGGGCAAGCGACCCAGAGATATACCCGCTGTGCAGTAGCAGTTGCAATGAACCGGACGTCTCCTGCACGGATTTGTCAGTATTCATCAGCGCCGACCATTCCATTTCGCCGCCACTCTCGGAGAGGGCTTTTAGAACGTTAAATTCAGACATACTTATTCCCCCTTGATCCCAAGCAGCGTGCGGATCGCCTCTTTTGTGCGGGCGTCCGCAACGTGGTACGCCTGCAACAATTCAAAATCGGTATAGTTTAAACCGTCGTTCTTCGGGACGGCGGTCTCTTTTTCTGCGCCCTGCTTCGGGAGGGCGGGAAGCTCGTCGCCGTCCAACTCGGCAAGCGTGATGCCGAAATGGTCGGCGATCTTCTGGCGGGTCTTTGGGTGCGGAACAACTACGCCGTTTTTCCAGTTAGAAACGCTTTGTAAGTTTACACCAAGTATTTTAGCAAATCGATACGAAGAGTATCTTGCGCTATCCATGCAATAGTTAAAATTTCTGGCAAATCCCATAAAAATCACAGTCTAACTTAGGTTATTTTGACGGTCTAATTTAGGTTGACTAATGGTCTAACTTCGACTATAATTAGATTCGTGGACAGGTAATAAGAAACCAGACCACCCCGACAAATCGAGCTGGCGCGAATCAATGTTTGTAGCAAAACTTAGAGTAACACCAATGCTCCAATTTGTCAACATTTTAATCAAATTTGGAGGCGAAAAAGATGGGGTTCCCTGAAAACCTTGCTCGGCTACAGGCTGAGCGCGGCGAGACGAATTATCGTCTTGCGAAAGAGATCGATGTCTCGCAGACGTCGATCAAGAGCTGGAAAGATGGCGCTTGCTACCCGCACCCGCGCCACATCAAACGGCTTGCCAAGCACTTCAAGGTAAAGGAAGAAGCGCTTACGGGTAAGGAGGACACATGAACGAGCTAATCAAGATCACTTACAACAATGACCGCCCTGCTGTCTCTGCGCGAGACCTGCACGATTTTCTCGAAGTGAAGACGGCTTATAAAGACTGGTTCCCGAGAATGTGCGAGTACGGGTTCACCGAGGGCGAAGATTTCAACCCGCTCAAAATTGAGCGAGTTCAAAACGAGGGTGAGCGCATGGTTGCTCGAACGGTTGACGACGCAGTGCTCACCATCGACATGGCGAAAGAGCTTTGCATGATCCAGCGCAATGAAAAGGGCAAGCAGGCTCGCCAGTATTTTCTTCAAATCGAAAAGGACTGGAACAGCCCGGAGAAAGTCATGGCCCGCGCGCTGCAAATCGCAGGGGACAAGCTCAAGCGGCTTGAAAGCAAGGTCGAGGCCGACGCGCCGAAGGTGCTTTTTGCCGATGCGGTCAGCGCAAGCAAGACTTCGATCCTCGTCGGCGAGCTGGCGAAGCTGCTGAAACAAAACGGCGTTGACATCGGGCAGCACCGACTGTTCCGTTGGATGCGCGAAAACGGCTATCTGATTCGCCGGAACGGCACGGACTTCAATATGCCAACACAAAAATCAATGGACTTGGGGCTTTTCACCGTTAAGGAAACGGCAATCACCCATTCTGACGGTACGGTGACGGTGAGCAAGACCACGAAAGTCACCGGCAAAGGCCAGCAGTATTTCATCCAGAAGTTTCTTGGAGAGGAAGGAACACGCAAATGAGCATAAATGAGTTTGCCGGTAAAGTCGATTCCATAGGGTGTGATCTTTCTGGTGTGACCGACACACTGTCCCTCTGCATCGCAGGGGCAATTCAAGAAGGCGAACTCTCTGAGACCGGAGACTGCCGGTTTTACGGGGCACTGATTCAGATTGAAATGGCGTTACGGCGCGTGGAAGAGGAATTGTGCTGTGAAGCTCAAGCGGCATTGGACAGCAAGGAGGAACGCACATGACGGTGGAAGAAATGCTTGCATCGGACAAGCCGGTGCTGACACCGGCGGATATCGCGCCGGTACTCGGGCGGAAGCCCTATTCGATCAGCATTGCGGCGAAAGACCACCCCGAACAGCTCGGATTTCCGGTCAGCCGCATCGGAACGATCACGGTCATCCCGCGGCTTTCGTTCCTGAAATTTCTTGGATATGAGGTGGAGGCATGATCGACACGTTGTTTTTCGGCGGCATCGCCGCTGCGGTGATCGCGCTGAACGGCTGCGACTTTGCAACCTCCCTCGCCGTCATCGGCGCATGCGCGGTGTGCAAGGCGCTGTATGAGCTGCTGCCGTATATCGACAGGGGGTGCAGACGATGAGACGGCACGACAAGCGCACGAGAGAGCAGCGCAAGGCGGATGAGGCGATGCTTTTTGCCGGTATCTGCCTGCTGCTGGCGGCGGTGCTCATCGCGGTCTCGGCGATGATGTGATGTACCGCTGCGAATGGTGCGGGCTGACCTTTGACGAGCCCGACGTCTTGCGCAGGCGCGAGAACCTTGACGGTGAGCGCGGCGTGGAGACGCAAACGATACTATGCTGCCCCTTCTGCGGGGTGGAAGACATCGAGGTAACAAAAGATGAAGATGCAGAAGATATCGACGCTCGGGATGAGCCGCGAAGACTGGCTTGAAGAGCGCAAGAAGAGCCTCGGCGGCAGCGACATGGGCGCCGTGCTGGGGCTAAACCGCTACCGTTCGCCTTATACGGTATGGGCGGAGAAGACCGGCAGGATCGGCGAAGAGCCGGAAAACGAGGCGATGCGCGTCGGGCGCGACCTTGAGCCGTATGTGGCAAGCCGCTTTGAAGAGGCGAGCCGCAAGAGCGTGCGCCGCATGAATTACCTGCTGCGCCGCGAGGACTGCCCTCATCTGCACGCTAACATCGACCGGCAGATCCTTGGCGAAAGCTCCGGGCTTGAGTGCAAGACGGCAAGCGCGCTGAATCTCAAGCGCTATGAGGGTGGGGATTTCCCCGAGAGCTACTATGCGCAGTGCGTGACGTATCTCGCCGTAACGGGCTGGGAACGCTGGTTCTTGGCGGCGCTGGTGCTGGGCAAGGGCTTTTATTGCTACCAGATCACGACCGTCCCCGATGACTATGTTCCCGGATGGTGCGAGAGCAGCGTGTATGTCAGCCCCGACGAGATTGCAGCGTTGAAACGCTGCGCCGCGGACTTCTGGCACGACTACGTGGAGGCTGACAGCCCGCCGCCGATGGACGGTGATGCGAGCACGACCGAGGCGCTTGAGACCATCTACGAGGGAGGCGGCGGTGAAGTTGAGCTGTTCGGGCGCGAGAGGCTTGTCGAGCAGTACCAGTACTTGATGAGCCGCAAGAAAGCCATCGAGAAGGGCGCGGACGCCATCAAGCAGCAGCTCATGAACGACCTTGGTGACAATGAGCGCGGATACTGCGGGCGCTTCACGGTCGACTGGAAGGGGCAGAGCCGCCAGACGTTCGACGCGAGGGCGTTTGCAAAGGATCACCCCGAAATGGATCTGAGCGGCTACTACAAAACGACAAATTTCCGCAAATTTGCGGTGAAGGAGGACAAAGAAAGATGAAGGAAGGATTGATTCAGAACGCGCAGGCGATGCAAAAAGCACCGCAGCAGAAGCAGGTATCCGTCATGGCGTTGTTGAACGATCTGCTTGACCGCGACGGCATGCGCAAGCGCTTTGACGAGTTGCTTGGCAAGCGCGCGCCGCAGTTTATTTCGTCCATCGTTTCGATGGTCAATGCAGACAAGAATTTGCAGCAAGCCTTTTATGAATCCCCGATGACGGTCATTCAGTCCGCGTTGAAAGCGGCGATGTTTGATCTCCCCATCGACCCGAGTTTGGGCTATGCCTTCATTGCGCCATTCAAGAACTACAAGAAGGATATTGGCGCAAAAAAGATGGAAGCGACATTCATTCTCGGCTGGAAAGGTATGCACCAGCTTGCACTTCGCACGGGTGCATATAAGACCATAAACGTCGTGGACGTGCGTGAGGGCGAATTGAAGAGTTACAACCGTCTGACCGAAGAGGTTGACATTGATTTCGTGGAGGACGAGGACGCGCGCGAGGCACTTCCTGTCATCGGATACGTCGGGTATTACCGTCTTATCAATGGGGCCGAAAAGACAGTTTACATGAGCGTCAAGGCCATCACCGCACATGAAAAGAAATTCCGAAAAGGTGAATATCAGGGCAAGGGCTGGCGCGATGATTGGGACGCTATGGCGCGCAAGACTGTCTACCGCGTTTTGATTGGAAAATGGGGTGTTATGTCCATCGACTACCAGACGCGCGGCGCGGGAAAACAACTCGCCGACGTGATCGCCGCAGATGCGCAGGAAGAGGAAACAATTGACGCCAACTACACCGTGGATGAGACGACCGGCGAGGTCATCGAAAGCGACGGTGACGCACAGTGAGCATGAATCGCGTGTGCCTGATGGGACGCATCGGGCGTGACTTGGAGCTGAAAAAGACGAACAGCGGCGTATCCGTTGTGTCGTTCCCTCTTGCCGTTGACCGCAACGGCAAGGAGGGCGGCACAGACTGGATCGACATTGTCGCATGGCGCGGCACGGCAGAAGTGCTCTGCAACTACGCTGATAAAGGTCGCATGATCGGCGTCGAAGGGCGCTTGCAGATGCGCGACTGGACGGACAAGAACGGCAACAAGCGCAGGAGCTACGAGGTGCAGGCTGACAGCGTGTATTTCGCAGACAACAGGCGCTCGGAGGGGAATGATACCACCGCGCCGCAATACGCCGCAGAGAGCGCCGCAGGCGGCTTTGCAGAGGTCAGCGAGGACGACGGCGAGCTGCCGTTTTAAGGCGGTGGCGGTATGGGAGCTGCATCTACAAGGTGCTATGTAAAGGCATATTACGACTGGATCGAGCAAACAGCAGCACTGGAAGATGACGAAAAAGGCCGTCTGTTTGTTGCGATTTTAGAATATGCCAGGTCGGGTGAAATTCCAGACAACCTCGGGAGAGAATCCCTTTTATTTCCGGTATTTAAGTCGGTCGTTGACCGTGACGCTCAAAAATCTGATGCGCTGGCTCAGAATGGAGCGGCTGGCGGCAGAGCACCAAAAGCAAATGCAAGCAAATGTAAGCAAACGCAAGCAAATGCAAGCAAATGTAAGCCTACTAATAACATAAGACATAAGACAGAAGACGAAGAACATAAGACAGAAAACGATATACCCTCTGAATCCCCCTCTACGAGGTACGCATTCGAGCGTTTTTGGTCAGTTTACCCGCGAAAAATCGGGAAACAGTCTGCTAAGAGAGCTTTCGAGCGGGTCAAAGTCCCACTCGAAACACTTGTGACCGCAGTGGAGCGGCAGAAGTGCAGCGACCAATGGACGCAGAACAACGGGCAGTTTATTCCACACCCCGCTACATGGCTGAATCAAGGCCGGTGGGACGATGAGCTACCCGAGAGCGGCAGAGGGTATCACTACGACTACGGCAACACGGAGGGAAGCCTATGAACGTTGACGCATTGATCGACAGCATCGCGAAAAAGGCCGAGCCTGTTCGTGATCTGGTCGATTACGAGAAAGACGGGCTGCTGTACTGCGGCCATTGCAACACGCCGAAGCAGTGCCGCATCCCCATCGGCGGGAATGTCCGCCTTGTCGGGTGCCAGTGTGCTTGCGCGGCGCGAGAGTACGAGGCCGAGAAAAAAGCTCGCGCTGACCGTGAGAAGCGACTACGCATCGAAACGCTGCGTGCTGACGGAATCCGCGACAAGAGCCTGACGGCGTGCCGGTTCGACAAGGCGACGATGAGTGACGAGATCGTCAAATGCAAACGCTATGCCGACGCATGGGACGATATGCGGCGCGAGAACAATGGGCTTCTGCTGTGGGGCAACACCGGCAACGGGAAGACCTTCGCGGCGGCGTGTATCGCCAACGAGCTGATTGACCGCGGGATCCCGGCGATGATTACGAGCTTCCCGCGAATCCTCAACGCGGGATACGACAAGAAAGAAATCGTCGAGCAGGTGCACTATTACCCGCTGATGGTAATCGATGATCTCGGCGCAGAGCGCAGCAGTGAGTACGCAATGGAGACGGTTTACACGGTCATTGACGAGCGATACAAGGCCAAGAAGCCGCTGATCGTCACCACAAACCTGACGCTTGACGAGCTGTGCAGGCCGAAAGACATGGCCTATCAGCGCATCTATGACCGCATCCTCGAGATGTGCACGCCACTGGTATTCAAGGGCGATAGCATGAGACGCGACAAGGCAAATCAGCGCATGAGGCACGTCAAATCGGTGTTGGCAGGCGGTGCGCCGTGAGCGGGTATCGCGGGGGCATTTTCAAGTGCCCGTTTTACTCGCGGGACTACCGCGACTATCTCAACTGCGAGGGCGCCCAAGTCAAACTGCCGAAAGAAGAGCTGGACGAATATACGCGGCGCTACTGCGCCAACGAAGAATGGCGACACTGCCCGATCGCCCGGGCACTGACGCTGCACTACGAAAGGACGGAGAACCGATGAGCGAAAGAAACAGAGACAAGGTAAAACGGCTTGAGCACGAGCTCGGAAGATACCGGAAAAAAGTCGGCGAGCTGATGGAAGCGAATGCGAAGCTGCGCGAGGGTATGAAGGGGCTGAACCAGCTGCGCATGGCGTTCGACGCTTGGATTATCCAGATCGCGCTTGCCTACGGCGAGGCAGGGAAGGACCCCGACACGGGAGAAGAGATCCCGCGCATGAAGGCGCTCCACCTCGAAAGGCCGAAGGTGATCCCGCTGCTTGGGAAATACAGGATTGACCGACGCGTCGATGAGAAGAACGTGATGCATATTGCGGTTGGCCTGCGGGACGACCCCGCGGACAGCAAGGAGGAGGCACACGATGGCGCTGACATCAGCTGACCTTGCACGGCTCGGGCCGCAGGCGCAGAAGCAGGTGCTTGACAAGCTGGCAGGCACGCAAAAGCCGAAGAAAAGCAAATACGGGAACCGAAAGGTCGTGCGCGATGGCATCAAGTTTGATTCCGAGCGCGAGGCGGCGCGATTCACCGAGCTGAAAGTGCTGCGTGCGATGGGCAGGATTCGCGATTTGCGGCTGCAAGTGAATTTTACCCTCGTGGAGGGCTACAAGACCATCGAGGGGAAACGCATCAAGCCGATGGTCTACCGCGCGGATTTTGTTTACGAGCGAGCGACCGAGCCGGACTGCAACGGCACGGTGTATTGGCTGCAAGAGGTCGAGGACGCGAAGGGCGTGAAAACGAAGGACTATCTGCTGAAAAAGAAACTGATGCAGGACAAGTACGGCATCACGATCCGCGAGGTGTGAGATGAGCTTTGAGCACTGCCATAGCTGCAAGCCGCCAACGCGGCACGTAGGCTGTCACGGCGATTGCCCGTACTATCAGGCGGATATCGCCAAGGACAACGAGGCGAAGGAAGAAGAAGCTCGCCAAACGCAGGAACGCGGTGCCTATTGGGGCGCGCGGCAGTTTAAGACGAGGCGCTATCAACGAACGAAATGAGGGAGCGAAAAAGATGAATGCAAAAGACACTGCGGAGCGGATCCGCAACCTGAGAAAAGCAAGGGGCATGAGCCAATCGCAGTTTGCCGCCATGTGTGGCATTGAGCAAGGGCAGCTGTGCAATTACGAGTGCGGGCGCATTATGCCGACTATCCCGCTGTGCGAACGTATCTGCGAAGCCGTAGGGCTCCGTGTGATCGACTTTTTGAGCGAGGATAAAGCGCCGAAGGGGCCTATCCCGACCGAGCAGCGCATCGGCGAGCATGTGAAAGCCCTGCGGTTGATGCGTGGGATGAACCAGACGGAACTTGCAGACAAGTCCGGCGTCGCAGACAGAACGATTTCGTCTATCGAGCGCGGCGAGCGATACGGTATAGTCACAACGTATCTCTATCTTGCCGAAGCGCTGGACGTGTCCATCGGGGCACTGTTAGGAGGGGAATGATATGAGCCGATTTGTTATGAGCAAGACGCCATGGGAGCGCTGCCCGTATCCGGGCCTCAAAGCGGCGTTGGAGAAAACCGACTACAACCAAACCACGCTTGCCGAGTCGACCGGCATTTCGGCGACCAACGTGAGCCGGTACGTCAAGGGCGACGTGGATGTGACCGTGCGGGCGTTCCTCGCGTTGGAGGATTTGACCGGGATGACGTTCCGGGAGTTGTTCGGGGAATGCGAGGGGCGCCGATGAAGGTTTTAGTTGCTTGCGAGGAATCGCAGGAGGTATGCAAAGCGTTCCGCGCGTTTGGGCACGAGGCGTATTCATGCGACATTCAGGAGCCGTCCGGCGGCCATCCTGAGTGGCATATCCTGGGCGACGCGTTGGGGGCCATTAAGGGTGGCGCCGTTACCACGATGGATGGGGCGGCACATGATGTAGGCAAATGGGATTTGCTGATCGCGCACCCGCCGTGTACATACCTGACTGTTACCGGGAATCGCTGGTTTAACACGGAAAGATATGGGGAAAAGGCGGTCAGACGGTTGCAGTTGCGGGAAGAAGCTGCGATGTTTTTCCTGGCCTTTGTAAATGCCAACGTTTGTAAAATCGCGGTAGAAAATCCGGTCGGATATATGTCTACACACTATCGTAAGCCTGATTGTATTATCCAGCCGTATGAATTCGGACACCACGCAAGAAAAAAGACTTGCCTATGGCTAAAAGGCTTACCCGCTTTGCGACCGACAAACATTGTAGATGCGGGAGATATTTTGCCAGGCGGATACAGTGTGGGGGCAAGCGCAAACTATGCAAAAGACGAGACCGGTAAGATTATGCGATGGAATGACCCGCGTACGGCAAAAGCAAGGAGCAAAACCTTCCCCGGCATCGCCAAAGCTATGGCGGAGCAATGGGGCGGAGACATTAGGGAGGACGAAGCAGAATGAACAAAGACTTAATGTTTTCATCAAGATCTGAAATGTGGGAAACACCGAAAGCATTTTTCGACGATCTCGATGAACTGTTCCATTTCACGCTGGACGCTTGCGCAACGTCAGAAAACGCAAAATGCGAACGCTATTTCACCCCAGAGATGGACGGACTGAAACAGGACTGGGACGGCGTTGTGTGGTGCAATCCCCCATACGGACGCGGCGTTGGGGCGTGGGTAGAGAAAGCGCATCGAACCGCCGAGGAATCAGACGCAACGGTTGTGATGCTGCTTCCGGCGCGGACGGATACCGCTTGGTTCCACGATTACTGCTACAACGACAAATATGCAACCATCAATTTCGTGCGTGGGAGATTAAAGTTCGGCGGAGAAAAGAACAGTGCCCCATTCCCAAGCATGGTGGTGATTTTTCGCCGACCCGCGAAAGCGCTACATTAGGGAGGCTCAGAGAGAGCTTCAAATTTTAACAAAAATCAGGAGGAATTTCATCATGAACAACAATCAGGACTATATCGTTCGCTGCGACCGCGCAGGCGTATTTTTCGGCAAGATCAAGGAGAGAAACGGCTCCGAAGTCACCATGACTGATGTGCGTAAGCTGTGGAGCTGGGACGGCGCGTGCGCCGTGGAGCAGCTGGCGCAGGACGGCACAAAAGCACCGGGCAACTGCCGTTTTACCGTGACGGTCCCGGAAATGACCGTGCTGGGGGCAATCCAGATTATCCTGTGCACGGATGCGGCATCTGCGTCGATTCGAGGCGTAAAGGAGTGGAAGAGATGACGCTTGATGAGAAGATCAAAGCCTTTCTGACTGTGAGCGACGGCTACGACTCCGGCTCCGGCTACGGCGACGGCGACGGCTCCGGCGACGGCTCCGGCTCCGGCTCCGGCTACGACTCCGGCTCCGGCTACGGCTCCGGCTACGGCGACGGCTCCGGCTACGGCTACGGCGACGGCTCCGGCTACGGCTACGGCGACGGCTCCGGCTACGGCTCCGGCGACGGCTCCGGCTACGGCTACGGCGACGGCTCCGGCGACGGCGACGGCTCCGGCGACGGCATTAAAAGTTTCAATGGAGAACCGGTCTATCGAATTGACGGCGTAAACACACTGATTCGCTCCATGCGCGGCAACACCGCGCATGGAGCAATCGTGAACAATGATTTGACGATCACACCGTGCTATATAGTCAAGCAGGGAAATGTTTTTGCACACGGCGAAACGCTGCGAGAAGCAATGGAGTCTCTTCGAGATAAGCTGTTTGAGGATATGCCGGAAGATGAACGCATTGCGATGTTCCTGCGCGAGACAGACGATGGAAGAACGTATCCGACGCAGTACTTTTACGACTGGCATCACCGCTTGACCGGTTCGTGTGACATGGGGCGAAAGCAGTTTGCCCGCGATCACGGGGTTGACCTCGAGCATGGCATGATGACGCTGACGGAGTTTTTGGAGTTGACGAAAGACGCTTACAGCGGCGATGTGATCCGAAAAGTAATTAGTAAGATGCAGGAGTTGGAGTGATGGAGAGATTGACAAAATATCTCGCAAGCGGCGCAGCGGATTACAATTATCCGGCAGGTTGTTACAGTGGCAATGATTGCAATGACCGTGTGGCAAAAAGCGCGTACAGACAGACGTGTGTGGAGCGTCTTGCAGCCTACGAGGAAACGGGGCTGACGCCGGAAGAGTCTAAACGAATGTCTAATATCCTGATGGATGTTGGAATTGATTATAATTGCAGTTGGGAGTATGTGAAAAACTGGCTGCTGGATGACCGTCTGCGTGAGCTGGACGAGGCCGACAAGGATGGACGCGTGGTGGTGCTTCCGTGCAAGGTGGGAGATACGGTGTATCGGCTATTTGCGGGGAATCCCGATAACCCTGTAATTGCAACGCTCAAAATAAACACCGTGGCCGAAGCGGTAAAGCTTATTGGCAAAATGGGGATGCACAAATACATCGGGACATTCCTCACCCGCGAGGAGGCGGAGAAAGCATTGGAGGCGATGAAGGATGAGTAAGGCTGTCATGCTGAGCGTCCGCCCCAAGTGGGTGGAGAAGATCGCCAACGGCGAAAAGACTATTGAGGTGCGAAAAACCAGACCGAAGCTGGACACGCCGTTCAAATGCTACATCTACTGCACGCTGCAAGGCTGTAACGAGTTTTTTCGAGTTGACCTCGGGGGTGATGTTGCCAAGTGGAACCGCGGCAAGTGGGCAGACCGCAAGGGCAAGATTATCGGCGAATTTACCTGCGACCGTATTTACGAGCTTGAGACCAAAGCGCGCGGCGGCAGCTACTACGTCAAGGGTGAAGACTGGCTGACGGCGTGCGAAGTAGCTCAACAGTCCTGCCTTACCCTCAAAGACATGCACGACTATCTGCACGCGCAAACGGGCTACGGCTGGCACATTACCGATTTGCGCATCTACGACGCGCCGAAGTGCTTGTTGAGTTTTGGGCGGAAAGGCTTTGCAGACGCGAGCCAAGCGTCTTCGGGGGGCGGAGAATGTTGCGATTGCGATAAGCGCGCGCCGCAGAGCTGGTGCTATGTGGAGGTGATGAAAGATGGCTGAATTGAAACCGTGCCCCTTTTGCGGCAACACAAAACTCAAGGTCGAGCGAAAGTCTCGTCTCGCTGGGTGGAATGGTCTTGATATGCGCGTAGAAATGCACACCTACTCTGTCCGATGCAACACCTGCCACGCGCGAGGTGGCGCTGTCGGGGGCCGAGTTATAAATGACACGTGGACACGCTGCGCTCAGCTTCCCGACTGGGCTACGACAGACAACGCTCTGGAAGAAAAAGCAATCGAAGCATGGAACAGGAGGGCGGACAATGGATGGAGGTGACAGCGATGCGAAATCCGTGTAAGGACTGCATCTATTTCCACAAAGAGAACAGGACTTGCCAGTCGAAAAAATGTGCCACTGGCGGCAGCGGAAAAGTGTCTTGGGTTGATAAGCTGTTTTGTTCTCCATGCAAAAAGAACGGAGGCGCTAAGCGATGAGGCTGATTGACGCTGATGAATTGGGTGTGGGGAGGTGCAGCAAAGATGTTCTCCCCGCGGCGTATTGTGCTGGTTGGAACGGCTTACTTGGCTTGATAGAAAAAGCCCCAACAGTAGATGCTATGGTCGTGACGCGGTGCAAGGACTGCAAGCACAGCACATTGCCGTCCGAGCTTACCCAGCGATACGGGAAGCCGGGGACGCTGACGTGTCACAACAGACATTCGCCATGCAACAGGCGCAATGTTGGTGAGAACGATTTTTGCAGCTACGGCGAGCCGAAGGAGGGGTAACGAATGGAATCTTTTGTTGAAGGCGTTGGAATGTTCTTTATAGCGATTGGCGGCATTGCAGCGATACTTGCAGCGTTATGCTTTTTATGGTGGCTGGTTGAGACTGCATGGATTGCAGCAAGTAACAGATTCCGCGATATTTGCAAGGCGGAAAGCCTGATTTTTGAATATCGACGAGAGCGCAAAGAATATCTGTGGTGGAAAGAGCACGTGAAAGGTAACGTATATGCTGACGATCACGATTAAAGCCAACGTCCCCGCCGCTGACGCGCAGGGCATCAAGGAGCGCATCGCAATGGATATTGAGCGATACGGTGACTGCAAGGTCGTTAAGGTCGAGAGCGACCGGGGGCGAGAAGAACAGCTACGAATGAAAGGAGCCAAATTATGAGCATCAACACCAAGAAGTACACCAAAGACCAGATGGCGAAGATGGTGGAGGACGCCGCCGAAAGGCAGGAAGCGGCGGAAGCCGAGGCGGCGGAACATTTTAAGGCCGGCGTAAAACTGGCCGAGGAAAATGAAAAGCTGCGCGGAGAGATCGGCACGCTGACGGAAAAGCTCACCCAGATGCACGGCGAGGCCATCACCCGCGAGAACGTGATCGCAAAGCAGAAAGCAGACGCGGACTGCCTGCGAAACAATCTCGATGCCACCGAGGCGGCACTTGGGCGGGCGAATGCGTGCATTGCTACCATGAAGGTGGAAAGAGACCAGCAAACGAAAGACCTTTTCGCATGGCGGAAAAGCGCGCAGAATCTGCATGACGACCTTTTGAATGCACGAGAGCGCGCACACTATGCAGAAGCCCACCCATGGAAAACCCTGTGGACGTGGCTCAAAAGGAAGCTCAAAATGGCATAAGAAGAGGCAGGGCGAAAGCCCTGCTTCTTTTTGCTGCGGGAGAGAGGGGAAGGGGGGATTATAGGGGGGATAGGGAGAGAGTGCTATACGCAGGATGTATCTATGTTGTGTGTATGTAACTATACAGAGGAGAGCGCAGAAAGGGAAGAGAAAGTTTCCGCGCCCGTGGTGAGAAATAAAAGATGTCGTGTTACCGTCGGAAATAGGAAGCTCGGTTCTCCGAGCGGGGATAAGAATGCTGCGCGATAAGGCCGAGGACGGGGGGCTTGCAGCATAAAAAAGAAAGGCGGTGGCGGCATGGCGAAAATTGGGCATCCTCCAAAATATGCGACGGTTGAAGAAATGCAGGCCGTCATTGACCGATACTTTGAAGATTGCAAGGGTGAGCCAATCATCGGGGACGACGGGATGCCGATTCTCGACAAATTCGGGCAGCCGTTTATCATTCATCAGCGACCGCCG